AGGTCGCCGAAACGGTGGCCGCCGCTCAGACTGCGCTGGCCGCTTTGCCTATGCCGCAGCAGCACGCGGCGCTGTCACTGGCCGAGAAGCTGCGCAGCATCAGCATGAGCTACGCCAGCGCGGCCGAGCTGGGTGCCAAGACTGCGCACCGGTTCCACGCCCTCGCCAACTCCGAAGCGCAGAAAGTGGACGACATCAACCCGCTGTCGCCTGAGTCAATGGAGGCGATGAAGGGCATCGCAGTGCTGACAAAGCTGGGCAATGAGGCGTTGGTGCCGGCGTCCAACCTGCTCGCGGCTAACAAGGACACGGTGCAGAAGCTCAACAGCGAGCGGCCCGAGGACAAGCCGCCGCCCGTCCGGGAGCGGCTGAGCCTGGCCGACTGGAAGAAAGCGCACGGGCTGGCCTGATGTGGACCCCGCAGAAGGGCGCCCAGGAGATCGCCTGGAGCGCGGACTGGTGCGAAGACCTGTTCTACGGCGGCGAGCGCGGGGGCGGCAAGTCCGACCTGCAGATCGGCTTCCAGGAGGACGGCGCGCTCACCTACGGCAAGCACTGGCGCGGGATCATGTTCCGCAAGACCTTCCCCGAGCTGGAGGAGCTGCAGGCTCGCGCGATGGAGGTCTTCCCGGGCGAGGGCGCCGTGTTCAAGACCCAGACGAGCGCCGAGTTCCCGTTCTCCTCGTGCTGGTACTGGCCGAACGGCGCCAGCGTGAAGATGCGCTACATCGAGGCCGACAAGGACTACGGGCGCTACCACGGGCACCAGTACACCGGCATCAGCTTCGATGAGGTGACGGAGTACGCCACCCCGGCCGGCCTGCTGAAGATGCTGTCGACCCTGCGCAGTGCGCACGGGGTGCCCTGCCGGGTGCGGCTGACCGGCAACCCGGGCGGCATCGGGCATGTGTGGGTGAAGCAGCGCTACATCACCGCGGCGCCGCCGCTGACGCCCTACACCGACCCGCAGACGGGCTTCACGCGCATGTTCGTGCCCTCGCGCATGGCGGACAACCAGATCCTGATGCGCAACGACCCGGGCTACAGGAACCGCATCCTGGCGGCCACGGGCGGAAGCGAGGCGCTGCGCAAGGCCTGGCTGGATGGCAACTGGGACATCGTGGCCGGCGCTTTCTTCGACAACATCACGCCCGCGATGTACTTGCCCGCCGGCTGGGCGCCGCCGAAGGCCTGGACGCGCTACCGCAGCATGGACTGGGGCAGCGCGCGGCCGTTCTCGGTGGGCTGGTGGGCCATTGCCGACGATGACCATTGGGCGCCGACGCCGGAGGGCGAGGTGCTGTTGCCCCGCGGCTCGATCGTGCGTTACCGCGAGTGGTACGGCTGCAAGCCAGACGAGCCCAACACCGGCCTGAAGCTGGACGCCGAAGAGGTGGGCCGCGGCATCAAGACGCGGGAGGCCGGCGAAGCCGTCGACGAGCAGCTGTCGGTGGCCGACCCAAGCATGTGGAAGGAGGACGGCGGCCCGAGCATCGCGGAGCGGATGATCAAGGCGCTGCCGAACCTGGGCGGGCCGCGCTTCCGGCCGGCGGACAACAGCCGCGTGCCAGGCTGGCAGCAGGTTCGCGCCCGCATCAATGGCGAGGACGGCCGGCCCTGGCTCTACGTCACTGGCAACTGCCTGGACTGGCGCCGCACCGTGCCGGCCCTGCAGCACGACAAGAACCGCATCGAGGACGTGGACACGGACGGCGAAGACCACGCGGGCGACGACACGCGCTACGCCTGCATGGCACGGCCCATCTCGCGCGTGCCCAAGCCGCGCCAGCTCAGCGGCCCCAAGCCTTTCACGCTGGATTGGGTGATGTCGCAGAAATAGGCGGAAAACCAAAGGCGGCGAGCGGCGTAATGGTCGCCATGATCGAAGCCGCCAACGTCCACCCGAACTACCTCGGTCGCCAGAGCATCAAGGCCGAAGACCTGCGCCGCGTGAGCGAGCCGTGTGTGGTCTTCGAGCATGAATGGCTCGATGACGGCGGCTCGCGTTGCTTCGCGTTCACCGTGGGCGGGTGGCTGGATGGCCGACCGCTGGGCGGGCTGCAAGGCGGCGTGACCGTGGGCGGCGAGGTGATGATCGTCCACGCCGACAGCCTGGACGCTGCCAAGCAGCTGGCCGCGCTGGGCCTGCAAGACACCATCTCGGCGCTGGACGGCGAAGAGCAGGCCTACATTGACGCGCACGCCGCGCTGGCCCGGCTGTCCCAAGTCTCGCCGCTGGTGCGCATGGACAAGGCCGCCGCTGCGCCGGCCGACAAGTCCGACGCCTTCGAGGCCGACTCGGCCGCCATCCGCAAGCTGCGGGGTGATGACATCTTGCTGACCGCCGGGGGCGTGGAGACGCCGCCCGCCTGAGTTCCCTCGGGCGGTGCGGCCCGTTGCTTCGCACCCGGCTTGCAGGGCCGTTCTCTGCCGCGTCACAAGGAACGCATCATGGCTCTGAAGATCACTTCCCTCGGCACCTCTGCGAACACTACGCAGGCCATCAACATCACGGGCAGCACCAACGCCACGCCCATCGTGGCGACGTTCACCGCGGGCCACGGCCTGACGGACGGCAAGCGTGTCGCCATTGCCGGCGTGACCGGCAACACCGCTGCGAACGGCATCTGGACGCTGCAGTTCACGGGCGCCAACACGGCCCGCCTGCTGGGCTCGGTGGGCAACGGCACGCACGGCGGCACGGTCCGCGTGGGTGTGGTCAACGACGCCACCCCGCTGATGAAGGGCCACTCGGCCGCGTTCCGCCTGACCGGCAACCATGTCGGCGTGGTGGACCTGGAGGTGTACGGCAGCTACGCCGACTTCGCGGCCGGCGCCAACACCGAAGGCATGACGGCACCCATCGCGCTGGGCCCTGGCGTGACGAACTCGGCAGGCGGCGTGAGCACCCCGGCCAAGAGCACGATCACCACGGCTGCGACGAACCCGAGCTTCACGGCCGAGGTGATGCTGCCGCTGATCATGCGCATGGTGCCGACCACGGCCACCAGCGGCACGCTGTCCGCCGTCATCGAAGCCTGACCGCGCGATGATCCAAGCCCCGGCCTCCACTCCTGAAGCGGCGCCCGGCAGCGCCAAGCCTGCACGCGAAATCAGCGAGCAGGACAAGGCGCTGTCGCGCAGTCTGCAGAAGGAGATCGAGGCCGGGCTCAAGGATCGGGACGGCGACTTCAAGCGCTTTGCCCACAACCGCCAGTTGCTGCGCGGCATCGACCCGGAGACGGGGCAGAAGATGCGCACCAACCTGCACTTCGGCAACCTGGCGGCGATGCGGCCGCAGGTCTACGCCAAAGACCCAGAGTTCACCGTGCAGCCCACGCGCGGCGTCACGGATCAGCGCATGCCCGCGGTGCGGGCCTTCGGCGAGACGGCCGAAGCGGTGCTCGAGAAGCTGCTGATCGGTGACGCCAAGCTGAAGCGCCGCGCCAAGCGGCTCCTGACCAGCTGCTACACCAACGCCATCGGCTGGTGGAAGCTGTCGTGGCAGCAGGGCCGGCCTGCCGACCCGCTGATCACCAATCGCATCAAGGACACCCAGGACAACCTGGCGCTCATCGAGCAGCAGAAGGCCGCGCTGGAGTCGCCCCACGCCGGCAACGATGCCGACCTGAAGGAAGCCGAGCTGCGCGAGACGCTGGCCGGCCTGCAGGTTCAGGCTGAGAAGCGCATCGGCCGCGGCCTCGCGCTGGACTTCGTGATGCCCGAGGACATGCTGGTGCTCGACCGGGGCATCTTCGAGATTCAGGACTACGAGCGCGCCGGCAAGCTGGCCCACGGCGTCTGGATGACGCGCGGCGCATTCGAGCGGGAGTTCGGCTACGACCCCGAGAAGGCGCGCGTTTACCGCGACAAGAGCGACGCCAACACCAGCGGCCAGACCCAGGCCAACGGCCAGGACAAGGACCGCGACAGCCAGCTTTTGCGCGTGTGGGAGGTGTGGGACCAGCACTCCAACCGCGTGCATACCGTCTGCATCGGCGACGAGGGCCTGTGCCGCGAGTCCTACTCGCCCGACTGGTGCGGCCAGCGCTGGTATCCGTTCTTCCTGCTCGTGTGGAACGAGGTCGACGGCTGCTTCATGCCGCCTTCCGACATCGACCTCACGCACGAGCTGGTCAAGGAGTACAACGAGACGCGCCAGGCGCTCGCCAAGGACCGCGACGACTCGCGGCCGTTCACGGTGGTGCGCAAGGGCGGCAGCTTGACGCCCCAGGACGTGGAGAGCATCCGCAACCGGAAAGGCAACGACATCATTGCGGTGGAGGGCGTTGGCGGGCAGGCCATCTCGGCCGACATCCAGAGCGTGCAGCTCGGGCAGATCGACCCGAACACCTACGACACCACGCAGGCCCGCTCGGACCTGGAAATGCTGCTGGGCGGCGGCGACGCTGCGCGGGGCAGCGTGCTCAAGGCGAAGACCGCCACCGAGGCGGAAATCCTCAGCCAGGGCCTGCGCGGTCGCAGCGCCGAGCGCACAGACGTCATCGAAGACCTGCTCAGCGAGGTGGGCGCGTATGCGCTGGAGGTGTGCCTGCGCAAGCTGAC